TAGAAAGTCACCATATCCCAGAGACAGAAGCAAATTGCCTACAGGTGTTATGCGTATTGCATAGCGTGATGACTTAGCTAACCCACCAAAAGCCGATGAGTACGACTTCACATCGTTCATAGTCAAATTTTCTGGTGGATTTAGAATATTATACGTAGCCATTAAATTTTAACCTTTTGTTACGAATACTTCTAGAGGCAACTGAACAACGCGATCCCATTCTGTTGCTGGTATTTCAACAAATTTGCTGCGAACGTGTGAATATAGATATCTCTTGATACATGGTCTAGCCATACTGTTTAGTTTTTTGGTGCTTGCAATCAGATCATATGTCAGTCTGAGACGAGACTTCTCAGTGAGATTTTTTGCTGTAGCATAGTTCATCAACTGATTGAGAAAAGCTCTTCTTTCTCCAGGCGTCAGATAGTGTACATTCAAGCCCAGAAAGCCATCATTATAACGCTCAATAGGAAATACCAGAGGATACTTGTCCCATCTTGGTAGCTTGTCTTTTGTCTTTGCATCATAACTGAAGAAGTACATCTTGCCAATGACAGTAGAGCCAGACTGTTGCTGAGTAGCATTAATGAGATTTTTACGAATAGATGCAGCAGACCTAGCTTTACCGAGAAGCCAGTCAAATAATTCTTTAGAGGTATATGTTTGAATTTTTTCCATATAGCTATTTATTTCACTTGACAAGTACTTGACATGGGTGTATTATGGCTATGCCAGCGATGATAAGCACTACTTCTATATACCTAATTCATCTTCAGTTATTAGCTTGAATATCCACTGTCTGTCAGCACAGTATTCAGTAGCAGCTTTCCACTTAGCTTGATTCTTGCCCCATGTCATGACCTCAGTGATATACTGTTTAGTCACTCGTTTCTTCTTCTTAGGCTCTCTAGTCTCTTTCTTAGGCTTCACTTCAAGCATCATAGTTTGAATACCACCAGTCTTTGTTACAGCTTTGACTATAAAGTCTGGAAAGTATCTGTGTCTGCGATTATCTGTAGGGCAGATATATGGTATTGCTACCTCTTCAGAACTCCATTCTAGTATGCTATCATTGGTATCCAAATGCTTCATCACCCGTAACTCCCATAGAGAACGGTAAATGATGTTTGTTGGATCCCCCTTATACTTCTGAGGATTATTTGGTGAGAAACGCCCTTTGTAACTTTTCATATAAATATATAGAAAACACCAGAGGTACTAATACGACATGCCATTACCACTTTTTCCTTTAGTTTTAGGCGGAGCCCTCTTAACAGAGTTTGCAGATGATATTGTTGGCGCAATTTCCGGCGCGCTTACCGACAATAACGATAATACTCTGTCTCAGAGTAAATATGATTTTACCTACAAAGTATTTCCTAATGATGTAGGCATGGACTATTTAGGGCATTATATGGTAATCAATATCAATGTTCCTGTAGTACCTTTTACGCAAGGTGATGCGCGTGGTTCAAATATAGTCACAAGTCAGTTTGATGTTCTAAATGGTGAATATTCAAAGGTTGACGTTCTGAGATTTGGTAATGTAAACTCAGGTGATGCAAATAGCGGTACAGGGTTACCAAGAAGAACAAGACGAATAGCACAGTCTATTGCTCTGTATATGCCTGGTTCTCAGATGATCTATAATGGTAGAAATGCATATGAAGAAATCAGTCTGACTGCTCTTGGTGGGCAGATACTTACAGGTGTTCTGTCTCAAGGCATAGGTGCTGCTTTTGGTTTTGTAGGTAGAAGCATAGGTTCGTATCTAGATGGTGTTGCTGGTGCAGGGCAACTTCTAAACAGTGCAGGGCAAGTGATCAGTGGTACAGCGCAGCTTGCTGGTGCGCCTATCAATCCAAGAGTTGAGGTTCTATTTGCAACAACTCCTCTCAGAGACTTTCAGTTTGAGTTTCTGATGGTGCCTCGCAACGAAGAAGAAGCAAAAACAATTAAAGAAATCGTCAGAACAATACGTTTTCACGGCGCACCAGAAATAGATAGCGCAACCGGTGGTTTTACATATATTCCACCAGCAGAGTTTGATATCACATTCTATCATCGCGGTGTAGAAAATCTCAATATACCAAGAATAAACACATGCGTTCTATTAGAATGTGAAGTTGACTATGCGCCTAACCTTGGTATCTGGCAAACATATAGGGACGGTAATCCATTAGCGACAAGACTTAGATTGGTGTTCAAAGAAATTGAAGCTGTTCACAAGCTTCGTGTTCTACAAGGGTTCTAATAAATGACAAAATTTCTAGAATATTTTCCAAGAATACCATACGACATCTACAAGACAGAATTATCAGACTTCCAGATCGTAACGAATATTACATACAGAGTAGGTATTCTCCGTGAAGTTCTGAATAACGTTGGCTCATACTACTATTACACAATAAAAGACGGCGAAACACCAGAAGTTCTAGCTGAAGCTGTATATAAAGATCCTGAAGCACACTGGATAATTTTATATGCTAACAACATCTATGATCCACAGTATGACTGGCCTCTGATAGGTAGAGCATTCAAAAAGTACATGGTAAACAAGTATCGCGCACAAGCTGCTTCCAGTCTAAGCATACCAGTGACTGAAATAACAGATGTCCAAGTTATTTCGTGGACACAAGATACGACTAATGAAAACTCAATTCATCACTACGAAAAACGCATTACTCGTTATAACGCAACAGATGATACTACACTACAGATAAACTTAGAAGTAAATCAAACTGCTTATACTTTTTATTTGAATAGCAGCCTTCAGAATGTTCCTTATGACTTCTATACTGGTAATCCTGGTGATCCACGTGCATTGGAATTTAATGGATCATTTGAGACATTTAACGTGAATGGCAAGACAATTAACCAAACAATTAGTGGTGCAGCAATTACGTATTACGACTACGAAAATGAATTAAATGAAAGCAAGAGATTGATAAAGGTAATTAAGTCTGAATATTATACCCAGATAATCAAAGAGTTTAAAGCACTAACAGATACTAGAACTGAGAGATATCTGAGAAGGTTGACATAATATGGTAGCTACTGGTTCTGACTTTCTATCTGATATTGAAGTTACCTATGGTATTTCTGATTCAAGAACCCTTGAAGAGTTCTCTGCTCGTGAAATAAACTTGACAGAAAGCATACTGACACCTGGTCTAATGACATCTATCTTGGTTGATGCATACTCAAGCACACCTCGTAATCTAGACTTATTCAAGGGTGCTGCTGTAGAAATCAAAGTTACAAGACCTATTCTAGCTAGATATGGTTTTAATCCTGAACTGAAGTTCACGAATAACATATACCGTATCCAAGATAGAAAGCAGATGGACAATAATAATGAAAGAATGACACTTCAAGCATGTCATGAAACGCAGCTTGAAGACGCTAGAAAGTTAATGAGTAAGCCGTGGACATGTGCAAATCCTTCTAGCATAGTTAGTGAAGTGCTGACGTTATGTCTTGGATCTACAAGTAACAATGTAGAACCATCACAGCCAGCGAGAGATTATGTAGCTGAGAATATTCATCCATTTCAAGTCATCTCTCAACAGGCTGATGTTGCTCTAGCAGGGTCTAATGATCCATCATTCCTACACTTCATGACATACGAAAACAACTGTACACATAATTTCAGATCACTCTATACCATGACAATGCAAAATCCAGTGGCAGAATTCTTTTATTCTGAGACAGGAACGACACTTGAGGGTGATAAAGATAAGGGATATATGAACCCTAAAGCTGTCATTACCCATTCTTTTCCATGTGATTTTGATCTACTCGCTGATCTACTGAATGGTATCAATCTTGACGGTAGCTTTATCGGTACGACTATTATTGAGAATCTAAAGAACGCTATGTCAAGCGCATTAAATTTTCAACCAGGCTTCTGTTCAACAGCAGCTACACTGAAGATCGCTCAGTCTAATTCAAATACAGAGAGCGAACAAATATCGTGCCCGCTTGATGTCCAGACACACTTGCTCAAGAGACAAGCGCGTATGGGTATGATAGAGAGAGATAAGATTGCTCTCAGATTAACTGTACCTTGGAATGCATCATTAAACGCAGGCAAGGTAATATATTTTGAGAGATTGAGCAAAGATTATCCTTCAATCAAGCTCTACGGTACTGGTAATTATCTGATACATAGTTTGACACACATAATTAAAACTGGTGGTTATTCTACCACTGTTCTTGACTGTGTGTCTACTACAATAGGGCAGGGTGCAACATAATGAGTTATCCAAAAGAAGATAAAGACGTTCTAGGAATTGTGGTTGATGATGGTTCTAAGAGTGATAAGAAACAATCAGGTGCTTGTCGCGTCTATATTCCTTCACAATATTCAAATGAATTCAAGCTAGAAGATTTACCTTTAATTCCTAGATTAGGTGCTGCTGGTAATGAGAGTGTTGTTACATTTGGTGGTGCTATTGAGCTAGGCACTCCAGTTATTGTCAAGAAAACGACAGGGCAAGCAGGCTCTGGGCTAGGCTATATCAGTCAGGTAATCAAAGATGAAACGCAAAACGGTTTAGAATTGCCAGGTAATGTCAGCATTGATTGGCATAATATGATAAAGAAGGCTAAAGAACAGACTGTTGACATTCAATCAAAAGCAAAAGCTGGTAGTGGTGAAGCAGGATCAAAACCAACAGAAGAAGCTGGTGAGAAATATTATCGTAATTTAGTAAAAGGTATAGCTAGTTCGTCAACTCTATGGCCAATTGCTGGTATGAAAATACCACAGGTAAAGAGCGTTGAAACAGCAACTCAGTCTTTTACATCTATTATGTCCGCTTCTGCTCTTGCTGGTTTGCCAGGCGCTGGGTTATCACTTGGCAATCTCTTTACCAATATGCCATCTGTTATAAAAGATAAGATATTCTCAGCATTACCTAAAGAAATTGGTGAAACACTGACAACAATAACAAATCTAATGCCAGAGAGTTCAGCAGAGGGTTTGTCAGGTATCAGAATAAATCCAGAAGTATTTTACGCAAATGCTGCTGAAATGCTATCACAGTGCAGAGATGTCAGTGACTTGATCAATTGTATCACTGATCTAATGACTGATACTAGTCTGCATGGCGCAGACACACTACCAAATCTTACAATAGAGATTGATACACCATTTGGTAAAGCAAATGTAGAATTTGATATATCAGGCAATAGCACAGACAAGAACTCAGACGAAGTGACTAATCTGATCGGCACATTTACAAGCTTACTCTCAGATGTAGGTGGTGGATTTCCTAGCGTATTTCCTGATAAGAATATGTGGGGAGAATCTTCAAAAGTTATGGGTGATATGTTCAAGAGACTTAATCCACAAGAGTATACCAAAGCTATTCAGCAAGCACAAAAGGCTATCGCACCAGGAACAAGTGAGAGAAACAGATTAAATACAGTCGTAAGTGCTGCGATGTCAGCAAAAAACATTTTTGATTCCATAACCTAAGGATTATATTATGGCAGATACAACAAATAAATCAGATCCAAAAGACACAACACCACCAAAGTGGAGTGGACCAGAAGACGCTAGATCAAAGAAAGGCTCTGGTAAATATCCCTACTACTATACTACTCGCACCAGATCAGGGCATGTGCTTACACTGGATGACAGCGAGGGGCACGAAAGCGTTACTCTACAGCATCGCGGCGGTTCTATGGTTCAGTTCATGCCAGACGGCGCTGTTCAGTTCGTCGCTCAGAATGGGCAATATACATTTGTATTTGGTGAGAACCGTGTCAAGATCACAGGCGCATATGATGTTACTGTAGAAGGTGCAGCATCTATGAGAGTAAAGGGAGACTACAATACCACTGTCATGGGTAATCATAACATGACTGTAAACGGCGATTATAATATGACTGCAAAGAACTTTAATGCTCAAGTTCGTGGTGATATGGATATTAGCGCAAAAAGTTTTACAGCAAAGATGGAAGGTTCTACTGAGATTTCATCACACGGCATTACATCTATTGGTGGTGATGGTGGAGTATCTCTTACATCAACGCAACAGAGTGTAGCCATCGGTGCATCTAAAGATGTTGCAATCAACTCAAAAGGTGGTAAGACTATGATTGAGGCTGGTACAAGCTTAGACATACGCTCTGAAGATAATATGGCGGTTGAATCTAGAAATGGTGAGATGGCTATAAAATCAGCCGATCTTTTAGCATTGTCAACAGCATCAGACCTCACATTGAAAAGTAGTGCTACTGTTGGCATAGATGGTGGTCCAAATATTCGTATGAACGAAGGTTTAGCACAACAAGCAACAGGTGCAAGAAAAGCTGTTGCTATATTACCTAAACCAACATCTCCAAATAGAGAAGCATAAATAATCACATGGTAAACTTAGTAGCAAGACAGCCCGATTTTTCCGATCTAGATTTAGACTTCATACCACATCCTACAACAAAGGATGTGGTAAAGAAGATAGGTGTTGATGCTCTTAAAAGATCAGTTCGCAATCTTATTCTGACAAATTTCTATGATAGACCTTTTAGATCATATATCGGTTCTGGAGCTCAAAAGCTTCTCTTTGAAAATGCTTCACCTATTATCTCAAATTTTCTCAAAGATGCTATAGATGAGGTACTGAGAAACTATGAGCCTAGAATTGCAGTCAGAAACATACAGGTCAATTTTGATATTGACAATAATGGATACAATGTTGTCATTGCGTTCTCAATCATAAACAACAATTTGCCAGTAGTAATAAATCTGTTTTTGGAAAGAATAAGGTAATATGTCAGCTAATACTGCA